AACCATATCAGGCGGCGGAAGGGCTCGGCTCGGAACTTTTTTTTTCCTCCTCGATCCGCTCCTTCGTCACGAAGTTGAAGTTGCGCACCTGCTGCGCAACCGAGTGAATCAGGTCCGGTTCCTCGTTGGCGAGCCAGCCGATGTCGTCCGACGTGAAGACGTGAACGCCCTCGGCATCCACGATGCCGGGCGGAATGATGCTGATGGTCCAGAAGAACATCGCCCGCGTGTCGTTCAGGTCCTTCGGCTTGCGCTCGTCGAAGGCAATCAGGTCCGACGCCCCCATGGCGCAGACGGACAACCCCTGCCACTCGCCCGCCGCACCGTCGAGCACCAGGGGCGTCGTCTTGCGCCTGCGCTTCTTGATCAGGTCCGATCGCTCGCTCATGTCTCATCACCTGTGCCTTCTCTTTACCCATAAATGATCCATTATCCGTAGGCAACGGCACCCGTACAAATGACCGTTATATCTGTAGTCTCCGTGTCCTCCATCGGCGACCCCGGTTTCATGCCGGTGACGAGGACGTTGCCGGTAAAGGCGTGACCGTCGGAGCGCGCGACGCTGAACGACGTCTTCGTGCCGAGCAGCCCGAACACAACCGAAAGGTTCGCGTTCGCCGTGACGACGTTGAAGGTGATCTCGCCGCCGGCCGCGACCGTCGGCAAGAGCTCCTCCCACGGCACGCCGGCGACCAGGGTCGGTGAGTCGCGGTTCGTCGCCTTCGCCGTGCCGACGGTGATCGGTGGCCCGTTGCCGTCAACGACCTGCGCGACCTTCGCTCCGTTCAGTTTGAATTGCGTGATGAAGCCGGTCGTCGCGTCCGTCACATTGCGCACCAACACAAAGAACAGAACGACGACTGTAAGCAAAATAAAGAGCCAGTGATCGTGCAGCACAGCGATCTCCTTTTTTCAGTGATCACGGTTGATACCAGGCGGCCAGCGCGTCCATCGTGATGCGCTGGATGCCGATATTGTCGCCGTGAATGTCTACCTCGAAAGCGTCCCCGTCGCCCTCAAGAAACAGGTACTGCACGAGGACCCCGCCCGCCATGACGGTCTGCGTCCAGCCGTTCAACGGCATGCCGCCGCCGTTACTCGCGGCCAGCACTGCCTCGCGGATCGCAACGGCGCCTTCGTAGTTTGCGGCGTCCATATTGATCTGCGTCCGGCTGAACGTCAGCTTCGCCGCTCCGTCCCTCGACCGCGCTCGCGTCGTTCCCGGCACGCGGAAGAGCCAGATGCGCGGGAGCAAGCCAGGGTCGACGGCGCTCGTGATGTCCATGATCTGCGGCGTGCGGTTCGGGTATATCTTCGTCCCGACCACCGCGGCAGTCCCGGTATCTGCGAGCAGCAAGTTGACGATCGACTTCTCGATCATGCCGCTGATCCCTTCGCCGCCAGTCGCGCCAGGTCGGCCATCATGCCCGCCTGCACCGCCGCCGCGACCTGCGCCTTCGTCGAGGCGAGCGCCGGCCGCATGAACGGCCTCGGGTCCGTACCCGGATGCACCCAGCCGCGCTGTACGCCGGCGCGACTGAAGATGAACAAGACGCGGCGGACTCGCTGCGATCCCTTGCCGACGGCGTGCGGCTGCGTCCCGTACTCGACCAGGTGAGCGATTCGGGTCGGGTCCTCGGTCCGAACGTGATGCCCTCGCCGCCTCATCACTCGGGAGCTCCCCTTGGCGGAGAGCAGGGCCCCGCGGCCGCCCCCCACGACGACCCGCTGCTTCATTCCCGTCCGCGGACCAATGATGGCGAGCGTCACTCCGGTCTTGTACGTGCGGATGACGACGTCGATCGACTTCCGCAGGAGGCCGCTCTCGTAACCGTGGCCCGGTCGAAGGAACTTCCGGGCCGCCGCGCGGATGATCCTCGCTCCCTTCAGGATCGACGCCCGCGCGATGCGGTTGGTCACGGACCGCTTCACGTTGGACATGGCGAGAAGCAGCGGCGCTACACCCTTGACCTCGCCCTTGATAGCGAACGCCATCGGGTCACTCCTCGGTGAACTCGACGAAGCCCGCCATGCCGGTCCCGTTGGCCGCGCCGGGGTCGCGGAGGCTGAGGCCGTTGCCGGGGCCCTGGACGCTCAGCGGCCGCTTGTCGCTGGGACTCTGGTCGCCGCCGAACGGAATGACGATCGGCGACATGATCGCCTGCGCCGCCGGAATCCAGAGCGGTAGGTTCGCGAGCACCGCGCCCGCGGTGCCGAGGCCCGTGCCCGTGGCTCCGCTGCGAGTGATTCCAGTGAAGTTGGCATCGTTCGGGTCGAGCGGGGTATTCGCGATGGTGTTGCCGGTGCCGGCCGTCGTCGTGCGCACGAGCTGCAGGTTCCGCTGGCCGGCGGTCGTCTGACAGCCGACGTTCGTGAAGACAATGCGCGAGAGCCGAAGCTTCTTCGTAGTCCCGGCCTCGAGGGTCGCCAGGTCGATCGCCGCCGTCGGGTTCAGGTTGAAGCTGACCGTGTACGTCGGCTTGTCCGAGTTGCCGAAGTTGGTCATCAAACTCTTGTTGGCGTTGACCTGGGGGACCTGGACGTTACCGGCAGCGTCCTGACCGGCGATCTCGACCGGGTTCCCCACAGCAGCTCCGCCGGGCGCAGCCAGGCCGCCGACGCCGACCGAGCCGGCCGTCCCGCCCGTGACGACGTTGGCGCCGCCCCACTGCGACACGTTGTCCACCCACGGCGAGCTTCCCTGGCCGACCGTACCGAGGGTCGAGGACGACTGGAAGGCGACGATCACGATGGGCGGAGGCATCACCGAGCCCTTGCCCTGAATCGTGATGGTCCCCGCGGCGAGCGTGACCACGTTCATCTGCAGCTGGTCGGCACCCGGTACTGGGACCAGGTACGTCCCGCAGGCCGTGATGTTCGCGATCTGCGCGTTCGTTGAGAGGTCGATGCAAGGCACGTTGCGCCAGACGGGGACGCCGTTCGGAATGGCCGAGGCCTTCTGCGGGATGATGTTCCCGGTCATGCCGGCGACGGCCGTCACCTCAACGGTGACGTAGTTCAGACCGCCGACGGCCATCGCGTTCCCGTTGCCGGTCGACGAGGTCTGGTTCGCGAAGTTGAAGTCGTAGCCAATGTTATTGGTGATCATTCTCAAGGCCTCTCCATTGCTAGGACAATGATCGGTGTTTGTTGGTACTGCTCGCCCTGGTTCAGGACGTCCACGATGTTAAAGAGCCGCGCCCCGTACTTGATGCGGTAGGTCGGGTTTAGTCTCTTGCTCGGACTCACGGCCGTATCGATGAACGCCCGCATCTCGATCTCGTGCGTCACGTCGGGGACCGGCTGCCTGGCCTGCCACGGCTCGCGCCCGGTTACCGGCCTGATCTCCGCGTACCAGTTGCAGACCGTCGCAAAGCTGTCAATCCGCTCATTGCTGCTATTCGTCGTCGGCGTGTTCCGCTGTATTTCGATCAGCTGGCGGTAACGGCCAGCCTTTGCCTTGATCGGTGGCATTAGCGAGTCCTCTGGTATTCGCCGGTCCAAAGCTCGCCCACCATCGACTCGAAGCCGAGCGGAATCGCGCTCATCGTGCCCTGCGTGATCGGCTCGCGGTTCTCGTACAGGTGCGCGGCTAGCCAGCGAATCAGCGACCGGGCCATCTCCGGCATGTCGCCGCGGATCGCCGGCGCCGAGGAGTGGTTCTTTACGAACGTCGCCGTGAAGGTCGTCGGGGTGACGCTGGAGACAACGACCCTCTCGTCGTTCGGCGTCACGTCAACCACGAGCACCGTACCGGGAAAGATGCCGAGCATCGTCCCCACGGTCACGGTCTGCGTACCCGAAGGGATCGGAGCCGAGGCCGTCGTCACGGGCCCGTAGCCGGCAGTGAAGGTGATCTTTACCGCGTCGTACTGCGGCTGCGTCGAGGGCCAGAGCTGGTTCGGCGACGGCGACAGGAGGCCCGGCTCCTTCATCGTCGAGACCATGTAGAGCGACGGGTCGAGCGTCTGCAAGACGCCGTTGCCGTCGATGTACTGCACCTGATCGACCGACTGCAGCGGAGCTCCGGGAAAACGAAAGGTCGAGCCGTCGAGGACCCACGTCCAGTCGTACTGACCGGCTCCCTGCGAAATCCACGGGTACCCCCAGTAGTTCCCGTAGCCGTTGAACCAGGCTCCGTTCGTGTTCGACCAGAGTCCGGGGAAGCGGTCGAAGGTGATGAGGTACTGCGTCGAGACGAACTGCCGCATGGCGATCGCCTCGACGTGCTGGCGTGCGGAAGTGATGTAGGAAGCGATCAGCAGGTCCTGCGTCGTGTCAACCGGAGCGCCCGGCGGCTCGATGCGGGACTGCAAGTGCATCTCGGCGACGGAGACGGGCTCGCCGGACGGAGGAATCAGAATCTTCTGACCGTATGGCATGGCTCATTGGAACAAAACGTCCAGCAAGACGTCATTCGCGGCCGGCGCCTGATTCGCCAAGCCGGACGGATCGATTGTCACGCTCACCCACAACCCATTGACGAAGCTCGGCGGCCGCACGAACTGAATCTGCGCCAGACTGTTCGCGAGGACCGGGACCACGAACTTCGCCGCCGTGTTCGCCACATTCGGCGCCACCGCAGCATCGTAAAAGCGGATGTATCGGGTACCGTTGGCCACGGACCCGATGACGTACCCGCCGAGGGCCAGCGGACTATTGCCGACCCCGTCCGGCGCCTGGGGGGTCGTGTTACCCGGCCAGAGCGCCGTAAACACCTTGTCGCCGCCGGTGATCGGCACGGCTCAGCCTCCGATCAGTTGGAGAGCGAGTACCACTGCGACGTCGGGCCGAGCGCGACGGCGACGTAGGTCGCGCCCTTCATCTGCGCCAGGGTCACGGCCGCATTGGCGCCGGCGTTGCCGATGTTCCCGCCCGTGTCTGGATAGACCTTGAGCGTATTCGTGGCGTTGCCGTTGACGATCACGATCTCCTGACCGGCGAAGACCGGCGCCGGGAGCTGGACGCCCGTGTTGGCCGGGACGTTCGTCACGATGTTATCGGCGGCCGTGAGCGCGGCCGCATTGCCGATCGCCGAGCCGGTCGCCGAGATTCCGTTCGCGACGTTGCCGAGGCCGATCTGGTTGCCCTGGAAGTTGAAGGCCTGGTTCGTGATCGAGTTGGCCGGCGATCCGCCCGACTCGTCCAGGTAGAGCGTCGAACCGTTCAGGTGAATGTTCCCGCCGGTCTGGTCGATGTACACCCGGTTCGGGAAGTGCCCGACTTCGTTCGCTGGCATGACTGGTCCCCCTCGTCTGACTTCTGATCTCGCGAAACGAAGCCCGCGGATTACGTCGCGGCCAGGAACTCCGACAACGCGGTGACAGTGCTCGGCTGCGTAACCGGGACCTGCTTCGCGTTGTACATGATGGCGTAGAACGAGTTGACCACGGCGCCGCCGGTGCGCGTGAGACAGGCGGTGATGTAGTCGTTCCCCGTCTTGCCGCCTGACCGGTGTACGTCGAGCAAGAGCGTCGTATTGCTCGTGGCGCCGCCGGAGTCCGTCACCGAGGTCGTCTGCACGGGGTTGCCGGCCTGGTCGGTGATCTGGTTCGCGTCGGAGCCGTTCGAGAGCACGCCGTTCAGAGCGTTGAGCTGGAGCACGGCGCCCGCTTGCACAGCTCCGAGGTCCACCATCAAGAGCGCGCTGTCGTAGCCGTCACACTTGAACGTAGCGCTCGTGTTCGTCGCGGCGTTCCCTACGCCGTTGGACCGGAGGAACGCCGCCTCGTTTCCCAAGTTATAGAACATGCTTTTTCTCCGTGGGGCGCGGCCCCGGTTCTATGGTTTGATCACCCGCCGCCGGCAGTTTACTTGCCGGCTCCCGCGAGCTCCTTCGGAGCCGGCGGCTTGTGCGTCTTGATGAACTTCCCGGCCTTCTCCGCGACTTTGTCGGCGACCGCTCCATCGCGGATTCGCTCCGCAATGTTTCGCTCGCAGAGTCGCTGGGCGTCTTCCTCGTTGTCCCATTCGACGATGTCGTTGGGCTCGAACACCGCGCCAGGGACGACGACCTCGACCTCCGTCTTCGGAGTCCCGTCGGCGTACTCGCCGACCTTCTTCAGGCGCTCCTGCGCCTGGATCGCGACGGACGTCTTCATTCGCAGGAACCAGGACATTTGACTTCTCTCCTTCGTCGGTTGCGAGAAGAGGCCGTTTTCCAGGCCTCAAAACTGTTAGTGCGTCAAGCGCGTGACGGGGTGAGTCCCAGCATCATTCAAACCGCCGTCGTACATTGCGTACATGATCATGCCGATGCAGGCCTGGTCCATGTACCGCTCGACCAGCCGCACGAGCTTGTAGCTCGTCTCGACCTCGCGCACGATGTACTTGCTCAAGTCGCCGTAGAGCATCGACGTCTTGCCGCTGCTGATCGCCGAGCTCATCGACTGATTGATCGTGATCTTGTTACCGTCGAGCGTGTCGGGCGCGTTCGACGCGAGGCCCGGCTGGAATAGGTAGGTGCCGATACCGCTCTTCAACAACTTGACCTGCAGCAGGATCTTGTCGTGCATCATGAAGGCGACGTTCGGCCCCTTGCGGTACTCCGGATCGACGGAGTGCTTCAGGTTGTAAATGTCATCCGGCGAGAGGCCGGTAGACAGCGCGGCCGTGTAACCCAGCGGAGCCTGACTCACGATGCCGTAGGGCATGCCGTTGCCGGTGCCCGTCGTGAACTCGTCAGCCAGAATACGGCCGATGCGGATGCCGAGCAGGTGACCGACCAGGCCCTCGATCGGGACGGCCGTGTCAGTCATCAGAGCGATCGGAATGAGGACGACGTCCGACGTGTAGAGGTAGGCCTGCAGGGTCAGCTTGCTCAGCGTGATCGGCTTCGGCGTGACCTGCGTACCGTCGGTGATGCGGTGGCCCTTGATGGTCGTGTCGTTGTTCTGCGGATAGATCAGGGGCCCGACGCCGTCGGTCTTGATGTGGGTGACGAGGTCGAGGTCCCAGTAGGCCTTGAGCGCGATCTCGACGGACCGCATCAAGGTCTCGGGCACGAGGATCGCACCGCTCGTACCGATCACCGAGGTCTGCGTCGGCGTGACGCCCGCCCGCTGCTCGAACCGGTAGACGGCCTTGCGGTCCTCGGGGCGCGGGATGCGAAATTGAAATTCGGTCTGCGCGAGCTCGAGGCCGGTCTGCTTCGCGGCCTCCCGCCACTCGTTTCGAGTGTGCCCGGTGCCGGTCGTGCACCAGCCGCGGAAGGCGAGCGACTTCAGCCGCTGCTGCTGGTCGCGCTCCCAGCGCTTCTGACGCTTGCCCTTCTTGGAGAGCGGGGCTCCGTTGTTCGTCGCGCCGTCCGTGCCGCGCACCTCGCCGGTCGTGACGCCGGGGATCGCCGGGATGTTCCCGCTCTGAACGGAGCGGAGCTCGTCGTCGAGCGACTTGAAGCGGTTGGTGATCTCGGCGGCGCGGGCCTCGTCGCCTTCGAGCTTCAGAAACTCCTTCTTCATCCGCTCCTCTTCGCCTTCGACCCGCTTGCCGTCCTTGTCGTAGTAACCGAGGATGCGGTCGATAAATTGCGCCTCGTCGGCGGTCAGAGCTCGCTTCTCCTGCGCCGCCCTGGAGTGCTTCTCCTGCGCTTCGCGGATCAGCTTGGCGCGCTCTTCGCGGATGCCCTTTGCGGTCGTCAGTGTCGCGGTCATTGGTTTTGCCCCTCGCGGCTAGAGCTGCCGGAGGGTCGCCGAAAACGAAACTGGCGGAGACCAGCCGGCAACGTATCCCTTGGATCGTTGCGGGCAAGTCTCCGCCAGTATGACGAGCGGAGGACTCGCGTCATGCCGTCCGCGGTCGGCCAGTATGACGGGCGTCACCGCGGACAGAGAAGATTCATCGACGTTAAACGGAGTCTACAGAGTGACCGGCGAGCTCGTCAAGTACGAAATAAAAAACCCTTAGTGGGAGTCGAAGTCTGCGTCAAGCACGACGCAGGAATAAAAACCCCCGCCCGTTGGAGAAAGGGTCAACGAGCGGGGGCGTCACCATGCGACCTGTCCTCGTTCGACTATACCTGACCAGGTCGGCTTGCACAAGCGTCGTCCCACCGGTCACCGCCGACACGCCGCAGCGCCTCGAAGGCCTCGGTGAGCTGGCCGCCGAGTCGGATCGGTTCACGATCGCTCTCTTCACTCAGCAGCGCGTGGTTGTCGATCAGGTAGCGGATCGCATGCCGAAAGAAGACGGCCTGCGACTGGTCGTACACGGTGCTCTCCATGTCCGCAGCCCAGAGCGTCGCGATCTGATCTCGGCGAAAGGTGGCGTCGTGGATCATCCGCAGAGCCGCCTCGATGTACTCGGCCTCGCTCGCGCACGCCAGCGCACTGAGGCCGGTCCGTCGAATCAGCGCCGAGCCGATCCGCCCGAACCAGCGGTCCCCCTCCAGGCAGACGACCGGCTTGCGCAGCCAGAGCAGGTCGCTGACCGTGTTCGATCCGCCGAAGGGGAAGCAGTCGAGGGCGAAGTCGCACTCCTCCATGGCGGCCATGTAATCCTTGTACTCCAGATGCGGAAGGACCTCCACACTCGCGGGCGCCAGCGCCGCCTGCAGCTCTCGCCACAGAGGGACCAGGCCGTTCCTCTGGACGATCACGCCGCCGCTGAAGACGCGGAAGTGAAGCTTGCGCGTGCTCCGCTTCACGATCGCAGCCAGGGCGCGCACGAGCTGGTAGTTGACTTTCTGACCGTACCACGAGCAAGCGATCAGCATGTCCCGCGTCTTCTTCCTCTTGTACGTGAGCTTGTAATCCGGCATCTCGTACACGGCACCGAGGCCGGGGATCAGAACGAGTCGTTCCGAGTAGTGCCGCTGCGCGTCGGGGGCCTCCACCTCCTCGCCCGATATGAAGTAGTCGATCTCGCTCCCGAACGTACTGACCGGGTGACCGGTTCCCATCAGCTGCACCGGCGCCAGCCGAAGGTGACTCATCATGAGCGACTGCAGCGTCATGCCGATGTCAGGATAAAAGACCGCCGCCCATTCCTGCGTCATCGCCCGACCGAGCTTGATCGGCACCGAGCTCGGTATATCGATGACCTCGTCGAAGAGCTCCGGGTTGCACCGGTTCTCCGGATCGGCTTCCTTATCGCTGGGACTCATCTTGACCAGGGTCAAATGAAACTCCGGCTTGAGCGCTGCGACGTAGCCGCGCAGCGTTCGGTAGACACTGTGCCCCGCCTTCCAGTAACCGCTGATCACCGCGACCTTCTTCGGGTCCGGTTTATTCTTGACGCGGTACTCGCGGGCCCACGGCAGCGAGCGGATGTACCTATTGACGCTCTGCTTCGCCGCACGATCGACCGGCTCTCCTGGTATGTACGTCGAGCCGAAATAGGCCTCCTGGATGTCATAGCCGGGAGCGAGCAGCGGATGAGTAAACGTAAAGTGCTTGCGCATGTTCTCTGCAGCGGCCTCGGTCACCGCCCACCCTCGGTAAGCATTGCAATACATGGACCACCACATCGAAGCGAGCGTCGGGTCGCTCTTGAACAAGGCCGCACGATCGACGTCAACCGTGTTCCGCGCCGAGTAGAGGACGAGGATCACCCAGAATTTTCGCTGGTTCATCGCGACCGTCACCCACGGGTCGGTATTGCGAAACGAGCTGATCGCGACCAGGTTGGAGAGCAGCGGGTTCGAGAGGATCAGCGTCTTCACGCGGTCGTCGTGCGGCTGCAGGTCCGGCTGCGTCAGGATGTAGAGAATCGTGCGAATGAGCAGGTCGAGGGCGCACTGGTCCTCCTCGCCGAGCTGCAGGTATATCTTGTCGTTGAACTGCTTCAGCTCATTGAGGATCGCCTGCGCTGCGTCGTCGTGCTTGCCGGCCAGGTAGAGGGAGAGCATCGGCCGCGGGTCGAAAATCATAGCGGAGTTTCTCCATGCTTTTATAACTCGTTTCAATTGCCTTGATTTGTCATTCCTCGCTGTCCTCCAGAGCCGCGACGCTCGTCTCGAGTGCCCATCTCGTCGCAGGCCCGACCTCCAGGTCCGCCGTCGCCGCCTTGAATGCGTCCATGTAGGCCGTGTCCGGTTCCCAGTCATCCGACTTCGATACGATCGGCATGTCCTCGATGAGACGCTCGCCGACCTCCTCCGGCAATCGCTTCGCCACCCTCGAGGCTTCAAGCAGAACATGGAAGGCCGTCGCCGATCCGACCTCCGATGGGACAGCGCCTCGCTTGACCAGGTAGGCAAGGTCCTGAATGCAGCGCGTGAAGAAGAGCAAGAGCGACGGGTACACCAGGTCGTAGGCCCCCTCGTTCATCAAGGCCTTGAAGTGCTCCGCCGTCGTTCGCACGTTCCAGGTGATCGCCTTCCCCGCGTTCTCCATCGAGGCGAAGCCGCCGGCATTATCGACCGCGTCCTTGTGCCAGCGCCAGAAGTTTTCGACGACCAGGCCGACGGAGTCGTGACGACGATGACGAGCCAAGCACTTCGGCTCATAAACAACGAGGAAGCCCGCGGTCTTCAACCGCTGGCATAGGTCAACGTCCTCATAGTTGGTCCTATACTTCTCGTCCCAGCCACCGACCTTCTTCAGGGCCGAGACGCGAAAGATGCAGTCGGCTCCGAACAAGAACGGCGGGTCGTAGCTGAGCTCGTTGCCCCAGTGCTGCGGCATGAAGCGCGCCCGCCATCGCATCGGCAGGGTATTAGCGAAGCCCTCGACCATCCGCCCGCCGACGCCAGCGATGCGGTCATCGAGGAAGTGCGGCATCGCCCGCGCCAGCCAGAAGGGCGCAAGCTCGACGTCGCTGTCCACCTTCGCGAGGAAGTCGCCCTCGCAGTTGCGCAGCGCCGTGTTGCACGAGGCCGCGAGGCCCTTGTTCTCGTTGTGCTCGCGGCAGACGCGGATGCCCAGCGCCTCCGCCATCGGCCACACTTCGCCGGGCCCGCCGTCGTAGACGGTGATCAGCTCGCGCAGCCGGTAGCTGCTCGAGCGGATCGCCTCGACGGAGTCCTTCAGGGTCCGCCGGCAGTCGTAGGCCGTGCAGTAAACTGAGACCTTCTCCACGTCGACTACCTCCTCGGATTCAGTGAGATGAACGCTTTGTCCTTCTGCTCCTCGGTGGCCCGCTGCGACCGCCGCCGCTTCCTCGCCTTCGGCGCCGCCGGAGACTCCGGACTGGGCGTAGAAAAACTGCTGCCTTCGGGTGCTGACTTCACGCAAATGCGCGAACCATCGATGTAGCAGTCCTCGCATTGGTCACCGTAGATCCCGTTGTGCAGGTTGCCGCACGCGCAGACTCCAATCATGGGATGCCCTTCTGCTTGACGGCGAAGCCCTCGACGCCCTTCGCCTCCGGGACCGACTCTCCCCGCGGCGCGACGCCCATGCGGGCCTCGGTGCCGTCCGGCGATACCATCGCCGAGTTGATGTCGAGGCCGATTGGCAGACCGAGGAATCGGAACGGTACGCCGCACTCGGCGCACTTGATCGTGACGTCGGCGACGAAGCGGCCGATGTCCTCGAGACGGTTGATGTCGACGTTACAGTCGAACGCGCAGTGCTTGCACTTCGCCGGGGGGTTCATTTTGGAGGCTCCTTGATCTCGATCGCTTCCCTCTGATGCACGCCGCAGAAGTGGTGCACGCCGACGGGCTCGAGCGTATCCCACTTCGCCCCGTCCTGGTCCTCGGTGTATCCGATCTTCTTCCGATCGCAGACGGAGACCAGCGCCGGCCCCGCGCAGACCTCGCAGCGGCGCACGCACTGCACGACCCAGCTGTTGCCGCGGATCACGTACGCGTTGCCGAAGAACTCCGTCACGGCCTGGTTCACCGAGGGATAGAAGACGTCATGACCCGCGATCGTCCCACCCGGCTTCACCTTCCTCCACCAGGCTCGAATGTCGTCGCGGCAGGACTCGTAGGCGTGCTCCGCGTCGATGAACACGAAGTCGAGCGAGCTGTCCTGGTACAGGGCCGCGGCCCTCGTCGAGGGCAGGCGCACCGCGTTGACATAGAGCATCAGGCCGCCCCGCTTCATGTTCGCGATGAAGGCGGCGAACGCGTCGCCGGCGGCATGATCCTTGATCATGGCGAACGTCTCCGGCTGGCTCGGATTGCCGAGCCAGGTATCAACTGCGTCGAAGACGATCCGCTTCTCGCTGTTCGCGATCTCAACCGCCATGAACGAGGTCGACTTGCCGAGGAACGAGCCGACTTCGACGAAGTGAGCTCCCTCCTTCGGGGCCGACTCGACGACCTGCGCGTAAATATCCGCGAAGTCGAACCAGCCGAAAATGCTGTCGTGAATGTACGGTAGTCTCATCACCTATGCCTTCTCATAAAGCACAGCCTCGCCGCGCGCCCACCACACCCGCGCCTCGACCTGAAATGCCCCGAACGAATCCCGCACGGCTTGCACGACGCCATACTGCGGAGCACAGTAGAAGTCGTCGCCGGCGACGATGCTCGCGCGCGTGCGCAGGCGAGCCTGGGAAAGAACGATCGCCTCCCGCGTTGAGTCGTAGTCGTGGCTCGTATCGATGTAGATGAGGTCGTACTGTCCGCAGACGTTCGACCGGAGAAACTCCTCCGCCCTGGCCGGCACGAGCTCGACGCCGCGGTCGAGGCCGAGCCAAGCCAGGTTGCCCCGCGCCGCGTGAACGTCGGGCGCGTCACCGAAGCCGGCCGCCTTCCAGGTGAGGCCCCGCTTCTCCGGGTCCCAGTCGGCGCAGGCAGAGTCCTCGAACTTGTCCACGCCGACGATCTCGACCCGCCGACCATGCGCCCGCAGGATCGACGCCATGTACGCGACGTCGCGGCCGCGGTAGACGCCGAGGACCAGGATGCGCGCGGGCTCCGGCAGCTCGCGGATGATCTTCTCGAACGTGAACCAGTGGTTCTGCGTTGACCATCCAGGACAGACCTTGTCGATCCTCACTCGCTCCTGTTCGGCCTTCTTGATGCGCAGCGCCTCGGCCTCGTTCTTCTGATGGGCCTCGTCCATCAGCTCGTGTTCAGTCTTCACTACTTGGACTCCTGCATCATGCCGAGCTTCCTCATCCCGTCGCCCTCGGCGAGGTAGTTCTCGTCGGCCCTGGCCCCCGGATACGTCGGCAGTATAAGTCCGGTGCCGATCTGCGCCAGCGGCGTCCCGTCGAGGACCGCCGTCCCGGACAGCTGGTGCGTCGAGTGAAGGCCCATATCGTAGAACTCTTTGATCTGGTCGATGGTCTGCTGCTGCTCTTCCTTCGTTTCGCCAGGAAGCCCGACCGTCCAGGTTGTGTGTACCTGCAGGTCGATCGACTTCAAATACTTCAACGTGTCAATGGCCTCGTCCAGGTCGAGGCGCTTGTTGACGATCTCATCGAGGACGCGCTGGCTCGCCGACTCAAAGCCGACCTTGACGCCGAAGCAGCCGGCCTCCTTCATCGCTCGCCAGGTCGCGTGCTTGATGCCGTCAGCCCGGCACATGGCCGACCAGGGGAGGCCGGTCGCGCCGAGGACCTCGCACATGCCGAGTACGTGCCGGTCGCTGGTGTTGAACAGGTCGTCGTCGATCCAGATGGATCGGAAGTGGTAGGCGGTAACCCACTCGGCGAGCATCGTGCTCACGTACTCCGGCGAGTAGTGCCGGACGGTCCGCCGCCGCGTACCGTCCGGGTCGTTCGACGTCATGACGGCCGGGAAGAGACAGAAGCAGCACTTCGCCCAGCAGCCGCGGGAGGTCCATATCTGCGCCTGCGGGGCCCGCTGCCCGGCCGGGCACGGATCCCAGTATCGGTGCGCGAGCCGGTGATCCATGTAGGGGATCGGCGCGGCGTTCATCTCCACTTCGGTCAAGAAGTCGAAGTCGATGACGCCGCGCGCTCCGTCGCGGATCACGCGGACGAGGCCCTTCTCCGGCTCACCCTTGACGACGGCCCAAACGGTCGGATGCCTCTCCAGGATCGCGGCCGCATTAACATGTACGGGCCCTGTGACGATGACTCGACTCCGCAACGGTAGCGAACGGATCAACGTCGCGTCATGCTCCCAGCACGGCGAGGCCGACTCGACGACGATGAAGTCATATATCTGCTCGTTGCAGGCGCCGAGGAAATTGGAGTAGCTCTCACGAAGCGCGATCGAGTCGCGGAAGACGACGGTCGCCTCCGGCATGGCGTCACGGAGGAAAGACGCCGAGAATTGAAGAAACATCGGCGAGGGCAAATAGTCTCCCCAGCGGAAACGGTCGGGCGAGCTCTTGACCTTCGCCGTGAACGGCCAGCGCGAGCCGGCGCGAACGCCGGCCGTCCAGACTCCCCCGGACTCCGACGACCACCACGGCGGATTCGTGATGAGAATGCGCATTTTCGCTATCCCTTTCCGGCCAGCATTTGAAGCGCGGCCAACAGCGGCCCTTTGGCTGTGCGCGTGCCGCTCTCCAGGCGACTCACCGAGGCCTTGTGCTGAAGGCCGATCCTCTCAGCAAACTGCGCCTGCGTAAGGCCGAGCCTCTCACGCAGCCGGCGTATCTGGTCGGGCTTCATGGGTCCATCGTTCTTTTTTGTCGTCTCATCACCTATGCCTTCTCTTTACCCGTTGCGCCGCAGGCGCAGTTTGCCGACCGTCTCATCACCTATGCCTTCTCGTCACCCGTTGCGCCCTGCGGCCAACCGATACGGCCTGTTCCGACCAGCAGTCTCATCACCTATGCCTTCTCGTCACCCGTTGCGCCAGCTCGCCGTCGCCGTCCGACCCTCAAGCCACCGGGCGTCTCATCACCTATGCCTTCTCGTCACCCGTTGCGCCTTGTGCAACCTGGTCACGGATCCCCTCTAGCTGCTTGTCTCATCACCTATGCCTTCTCGTCACCCGTTGCGACCGCGCCCTGGTCGGCATCGCTACGAAGGTCGAGCATCGTCTCATCACCTATGCCTTCTCGTCACCCGTTGCGACACCTGCCCGCCACGCTGGAGTTCACGAGCGGGCGGCCGTCTCATCACCTATGCCTTCTCGTCACCCGTTGCGACCGAATTGCTTGGCCCGGCCCGCGGCGAGCATCGCCTGGTCTCATCACCTATGCCTTCTCGTCACCCGTTGCGACAAGGTGACCTTCCTCGACGGCACCCGCTGGGTCAGTGTCTCATCACCTATGCCTTCTCGTCACCCGTTGCGACCCGAGTCGTCAATGACGTCTCGCACACGATCACCTGTCTCATCACCTATGCCTTCTCGTCACCCGTTGCGACCCAGGTACCCGGGCCCGTCGGGCTGGCGTTGTGCAGGTCTCATCACCTATGCCTTCTCGTCACCCGTTGCGACGAGGCCTGGCTGATGGCACCGGAGCAGACCGCATTCCGGGTGTCTCATCACCTATGCCTTCTCGTCACCCGTTGCGACGTACGGCGTCTGGCGTATTACGGCTTCGTCTCGCTGTCTCATCACCTATGCCTTCTCGTCACCCGTTGCGACCGCAATGTACCTGTCCCATACCCTGCACCTGCAAGTGTCTCATCACCTATGCCTTCTCGTCACCCGTTGCGACTCATCGACGCTGAGGACGGGATCCGCAAGAAGTTCTGGTCTCATCACCTATGCCTTCTCGTCACCCGTTGCGACCACGATCACCGACTTCGTTTCCTACCTTGAGTTCAAAGTCTCATCACCTATGCCTTCTCGTCACCCGTTGCGACCGAAAGCGGCATCAATTTCTGGAAGGAGGATTCGCTGTCTCATCACCTATGCCTTCTCGTCACCCGTTGCGACGACATTGCGCATCAAAGATCGTGAGGATTGCCGCAAAGTCTCATCACCTATGCCTTCTCGTCACCCGTTGCGACAAAGCGTTCCCCGTCATCCTCACGCCGGACCACTCCTGTCTCATCACCTATGCCTTCTCGTCACCCGTTGCGACTGCCGTCGATCTTTCTCCTTGCCACACCACGCTTTTCACTTCTTCCCGCGAGCGGATCGCCTTTTCGCTTGCCGTTCTCCTTCGACTTCGCACCGTTGTCTCCGCTTCTCGTTACCCCACTCGGCTTTGGAGCACGCGAGCGCCCCCCGGCATTTCGTCCATCACTATCGCTCTCGCCGAGGATTATTCCGAGCAGCCAGAGCTTGTGCTCCAGGCGGCCACGGAAACCGGTCCAGTCGAATGGTATGTGATGCCTGGCGAACCAGCAGGCAGTCCGCTGGCCTATGCTCGGCTCGGCGTATTCGATCGTGCCGCAGTTGTTCTTGACGCAGTATTTGACCACTTCGGAGACAACATACCACGAGAACCGGTGCATCAGAGCCCTCACCGCGCGCGTGACCGGATGGATGACGTTCTCGACTCGCTGTCTTCCGTGACCGCGCCGGCCGGTCGTCCTGTCTCGATGCCTCGCGCGCATGGCCATTCGCCGCGTCTCAAGTCTCTCGTACTCGTGACGGAGGACCCACGCGTCGCCGATCGCTCGCGGGAAAAAGGTGTCGCACGAAATCTCGAATGGCTGATCCGCGCCGGCCTCTCCAAGGCCGAATCGAGCCGCGTTCTTCGGATCAAGATTGAGTGACTCCTGCGGTCTCTTGTAGCAGAGGTGCAGCGCCCAGTATCCGGGCTTGCTCCGCTTACCCTCGTGCCAGATTAAGAGCGAATCGCACAGCTTGAAAGAGCCGCTGGCGACGTTGAACAAAATTCGTTTGTAACCTTCAGGCAGGCGCCTCGTTCCGAGTCGGCAGCAGTGCGACAATCGCTTCCGGCCGCTGGCCTTGCTCCAGACTGGAAACTTGATCGTGTAACCACTGTCGGTCAATGACAACCTTGCATCCTGGCATGGGACGGGATATTCCGATTGGCGGTAACACGGTCGCGAGGCCTCGTGAGCTAGGATCGCTTGCCAAACGTACTTCGCCTTTCCAGGATGGTTGTAAGGCGTCTTCGCGGTCAGCTTCTTGCCGACCTCCTGGCAGGCCGCGGAGATTATCTTGGCCGCGAGTAGCGGCGCCGCCTCTCCTCCGACCGCATACGGAGAATTGAGGCAGGTACACGACTCACGGACCTTGTCTTCGCCGGCCTGCTTCCTGGCTTCGCGCCGCTCCGCGGCCCCACAGTGACAGGCGTAGAGCCTGAACTTCTCTCCCGGCTCGTCCTCGGCGGCCCTCTCCCACGCCCGCACGATGGCGTTTCGACAGACGTTGAACATCCGCGAGGCTTCGTGCAGGTCGTGAGCGAGTCTCTTCGTCGGAGCCGTCAGGCAGCGACCGAGACGAAGCTTGAGAACGGCGGTACGTGTTTCCATCATCTCATCACCTATGCCTTCTCTTTACCCAGTCGAGCTCGTCACCTATGCCACTCGCTTATCAAGCAGCCGCTCCAGCTCCGAGAGTCTTCCCCGCAATTCAGCATTCTCTTGTTTGAGCTTCACGTTCTCCTGGCGAAGTGCAGCCAATTCGTCTTGTTCTTGCCTGCGATGATACTTCTGCTCGGCGAGCTCCTGCTTGACCGCCTCGTGCTCAGACCTCTTTATCGTCTGGCGCGTGGGTCCAGCCTGCTTCGTCTCTGGATGCTCCTTGTCGTACTTGCCAAGCAAGAGCGACAGGTTCCACTTGCAGGCCGCCCAGGTCTTCTCCTCCTGGTAAGCGCGGTACATACTCATCAGCGCCGCGAGTCCGCGAGAGCCGGCCAGGTCCCCGAAGTACAGACCCTCGAGCGCGTCGAGAGCTCGGCTCTCGTCGACGTAGGTCTCCGCGATGTACTTGCGATCCTGCAAGAGAACGTTGACGAGATTCAGACGTTCAAAGATTCCTCGGCCCGCCTTGCCTGCCAGGTCGTGCAGCCGCGCGTGAATCTTACCTGGGACCATCTGGCTCAAGTCGTTGGTCTTTG